AGGAAGTGTTAGGATCTTTATTTTTTCCTCCGAATTCATTTATACGTAAAATAGTATCAGGTATACCATATGATGTTATTAAAGCACGTAAACCTTCAGGTGTACCTTTTTTCTTTAAAATATATGGTAAATTATGATATATACGTTTATAAGTTTCAGCATTAATATCAAATGTAGGATCCAATGAACCTGTACTTGAGGCTGTAACGTAAGTGTTAATATAATCTAAAAAAGAACCTGTTGGAATAGGTAATGATCCTATTGTGAAAGGTAAATTATATAAACTACCTGAAGGTGTTATACCTAATAAAGCTGAGTATAAGTCGTCTGTTGAGAAATTATTTTGATATATTTTAATTCCTAAATCTCTTAAAACATCTGCTACTAAATCTTTAGATACACCATAATCAACACGGTTATCAGCGTTATATTTGTTTGTTACATCTTTTATATATACCCAAACGCTATCAAAGTTTTGACCAATCATATCAACAAATAACATATATTGATCATTAGTTGAATCATCTGTTAAATATGATGGTATAGCATTTATTAAACGATTATTATTTTGTGAATCAAAATCTTCAGCAATTACTGTTTGTGATGATAAAAATGCTAAACCATTGACTGAGTTAGGAGATGAATTTACATATGGGTATGTAGAGTTAGTTTTAGGCCATGCTGTACTTCCTGATTCGTAATATAGATAATACTCATATCCATCAAACCCTGTTATAATTTCATCTATCTTATTTGTCCAAATATTACTACTAGCTGATATAAAAGGGTTTGTTGTACTTGTAATTAAGTTAGCATTTGACTGATATTGATCGATTAAAGATAATTTATAATAAAAATTTTCCAATCGTGTTTTAGCTGAGGAAAAAAATACAAATTCAGAGTAATCTGAGTAATCTATATTTATTTCTAAACCTTTTTCTGCTAGTAGACTATTGATCTGATATTGTAAACTACCTGTTCCTGAAAGTGAAGTGTTTGAAGTTAAACTGTTATATGTAACATATGGGGTAGAATTATTAATTTGATCTTTTATCGCTATGTTAGTGTTAGGGCCTTTAAGATAGATATTTTGATCTAATTCATCAAATGTTTGAATAATATTAATATTATAAGCGACCGGTTCAGCTATAGATTCTACTATCCAACATTGTGCTTGAACGTTAAAATTATTAGGTAAAGGTTCATATAACTTAATTAATACTGTTGGGTCGTTTGGATTAGTAGTAATGTCTAATAAAATATTATTAGCAATAATAAGATTATTATCACCAAAATCAAGATAAAAATCTATAAATGTACCACTAGAATTTCTATAAGTTATAAAATCACTTACACTTGTTATTACTTCACCATTAGGGATAGAAGTTGTGTTAAGTCTAAGTTCAGTTCTATCTGAACTAATTTGGTCTATGTAGTAACGATTAAGAGGACTTGAACCTGCTCTATTTCTTAAAAAATTATATAATGTATTATAATTTCCTTCAGTATAACCTTGAGTTTTTAAATCATTCTCAGGATCTATAACAAGATTATTATTTAATAAACTAAATTGTGGATATCCAATAACATTTGAAAATAATATATTATTATTTAAATCATATATGAAATATTCTATATGATCTGTAGTCGTATTAAAACTCCCAAACGTATCTGTTGTAGGGATAAGATTAATATCATTTAAAGTATAAGTTTGGAGTTCAAATGTTACCGCGTCTAAACTCTGTATGTTAACAATTTCAGCCATATTTTATATATTTGTTATGTTTAAGACATTTTGTTGTAAATCAAAATTTTCTTGTCTTAATTGATTTATTTCTTCAAGAAGTGATTGTATTAACTCATCATTTTCATTTGATGTTTCTCCAATATAATCTGTACTTGTCTTTATAAGGTACTCATGAGAATTGACTTCTCCAAATTTAGGTATAGTAAAAAATAATTGTTGATAATATGTAAAGAATTGCTGTACAGATATAGGTTGATCTGCTGCTACATCTACAGCAGGTTGAATAAGTTGACTAAACGATGTATCAATTACTTTCTCATAAGAATTCTTATTAAATGATGGTTTTATTAATGTTACTTGTTCTGCCATTATCCATTAATTATTTTAAAACTATAGTTATCATTATATACTATTGTTGAACTATTAATTGTAGTTTTAATTAAAACAGTATAATATCTTTCAGTTTGTAATCCATTCATATTTAAATCAAAATAACTACCACTAGCATCAGCATTAAGTTGAGTAAATTGATTATCAAAATTTATAACAAATTCATTTGTATCTAAATCTTTAATAGCCCAATATGAGGCTGTAGGTAAATAATAATTTTGAGTATAAACGGATGATGTTTGCCATAATTGAGGTGGATATTCTGGTCTAGAATTTATTCTAAATCTATTAACACTACCTGAATAGAAATATCCTGGATTTTGGGCTAATGTTACTACAGCTGGGAGTGTGTTAAGTATTGTTAATGTTGAAGATCCAGTATTCCATGTATAATCTCTCCATTTAAATTCTAATTGTGGAGGATATATTGTATTAGTATCAACTGAAAAGAATTTAAGTTCAGGTTGAACATTAATATTATTTACAAATTCAGTTGCAGGAGATAATTTTACTATAAATCCATCATCTGAAATTGCTCCTGTATACCAAGCTCTTATTATATTGGAAACATTTAAATTAACATCTTTATCACTAGAGTAACTAAATATTTGTGATGCTGTTATAGGATATAGGTTAGAATTAAAATAATTAACATTAGATCCTGTCCACCAGTTTCCTCCACCAGCTTGAGCATAACTAGTATTAAATGAACCAGTTCTATTAGCTGGGAAGCTTCCTGTTAGCCACCTAGTAGAACCGGAATAGTCTAACCATATCCAACTAGTTCCATTAGATATTTCAGGCTCATCTAAATATTTACCTGTACCCATACCCCAATTTCCATATATAGGAAAGCAATCAATTTGAGTGTCTAATGCTAATCCAGTTTCAGTAGAAATAAAACAATTTAAAGTCGCGCTCCAAGATGATGTATTCATTAACTGGGCTGAGCTGCTAATACCCATTTTATTTTCTATAATATCATTAATTTCATCTTGTGAAAATTGAATAAGAAATCTACTTACTTGTGGGTTACTGTTATTTTCAGTTGCTATTTGAGTTTGAGTAGATTCAATGATTTCATCCAACCCAGTATTCATTTGGGGGAACATAGAATACAGAGTAGCATCTTTGCTAGGAAATATTTTATATACGGCCATTATTTTTGATTATAAATATTATAGTGGTACTACTTTACCTTGTATGTCTTGATTTAAATATTTAACTTCGAATATAGATGGGTCAAGTGAAGGATATATTACGTTTGCTGATGTAGCTCCTTTAATATCGTAAGCATAAGGGCTATATCCTAAGTTTTCACCAACTAAATTTGTTATTTCAATATTTTTAACAGTTTGAACACCCGGTATTTTATCTAATAAAATGTATAATTCTCTTAATATTATAGGTTGATTTATTTGCCAATTATCTATAGCGAAATATACTTTTAAAGCATCAATACATTTAATTAATACTTCATTATTATTATAATCAGGTAATATTATTATTTCAAAATTTACACCTATATTAATTATAAATCCATCTTTAATATTAACAGCATCACCAATCATTCTATATTGAGATAAATACGTTGTTAAGTTTTGTTTTAAAGCATCTGAGCACGTGCGTAGTGTATTGTCAATATTATAACTTAAGGTATATAAATCTAATACTGAATTTGATTCTCCAGCTGATACTAAAGCATCTCGTTTAGTTGGTTCAATATATGCTTTAGATATAACACCATATTTAGCGGGCATAGATAATGCTCTTACTAAATAGTCATCTTGAGTTACATTACGTAATTGTGATGCAAAATTCGCCATAGAATTTTGTCTAATTTCTTCAATTGTATCTCCATCACCTCCTCCATCAGCTGCAAATGGGTTAGTAACAGCTAATGAATTAAATATAGTTGTAGCTGTTACAGAATTTAAATTAGAATTTAAAAATGTAGGAGTTGAATTTAATGTATTTAAAACGTTAGCGTTAACATTTGACGTAACACCCCCACCTGTTAAATATCTTATAGTTAACGTTGTATTAGATGGTGCAATACCATATGTTTTTGTAAATAAGAAATTAGATGGAGAATAAGCGGTTGTAAGTTTTGTTTTTTCAAAAGGTAAACCTATACCAACATTATTTGGATTTGGAGTTATTTCTTCATCAGAATCATTTACTGTACCTGCGCCAAACTGAAATTGTAGTGTTGTTGAGTTTAAGAAACGTGTTACAAATCGGCGTTGTTGTTTTTCTAATTTAAGAAGATAAGGTGCGTTACCTTGATTAACATAAAAATTAGGATCATTAGGATTAGTATTTTTAACAGAGGTATAAACCATCTCTTGTCCTAAATGATCTACTTCATACCATTGATTACCATTACTATCAAATACATCTAATACACCTATAATTTTATTATCATTTAAATCAACAGTCGCGAATTTTTGTGGATTACCAAAACTAAATGTTGTTGTACTAATAGTTGATGATATTGCTTTTCTTGTTTTTTTAAGTAAAAAGAAAGTTGGATTACCTCCAGCCACAGAATATACAGTTACTTCTGTTGGATCCTGAGATGAGGATACAGTAAAGTCTACTGGGTCTTCAATTAGGAATGTTGATGTTACATTTGTCAATGTAGATGATACTGTAGAATTAGCTGGTACTACTAAAGCATATCTATAATCAGGCACATATTGACTTCCTGATGATGGAACTTGCTGGTAAAAATCAATTTCTGTCACAGCAACTTGTGTGACATTTGGTTTATATCCAAACATATAAGCTAATTCAAATAAATTATTTGTTTGACGAGCATATTGTAAGAAATTTTCTTGGAATTGATTATCAAGGTAAAAAGATAAAACATCACCTACATAAGCTGCCATCTCCATGAACATCATACCAGGAGATGCTGGACTGAAGTCATTATATGTTGTAGGAAAATACGTTTGGGCGTAGTTTATTAGACTGGCTCTTAACTCAGTAAAATCCTTATTTATGTATTTTATATCTTTTTTAGTATTATTATTTGTAGCCATTATTGGAAGGTTATTTGTACTTGGTCTGAGATTCCTGTATCTATGATATTATATTTTAAAACTATCGTAACTTCATTGTTATCAGTATCTGATTCTATATCTAAAGATGCTACAAAGACATTAGGAAAATATAAGCCTATTTTTGATTGTATATCTTGTTTAAGTCCATCTAAATTATCGTTAGTAATTTGTTCAAAAATAAATGCCCTTAAATTAGCTCCAAATGTAGGATTTAAATATATTTCACTAGTATTAGTTAAAAAATAATTAAGTAAATTATTTCTAACAGCATCTTTAGTAGTATATGTAGAAAAAAATACCGCAGGAGAGTTAAATGGAATACTTACTCCGACAGCCGTTCCCGGCTGTGTATCAATAGGAAATATTTTTTTAGGTCCGAATGCCATTATCTATTCATTAAACCCATTATCTGATCTAATCCTAATTCACCTTCAGGTAATTTTCCATTTACAGGATCAACGGGTCCAGCTGATCTAAATGGTATGTTTTCAGTTGATGCCATCCCTCCACTTTGCATGTCTTCAAGTATATTACCAAACATTGTTCTACGTTCAGATGGAGTTAGTTGTTTAGATGGTTGGGTATTAGATTGTGTATTAAAAGGTTGCGCACTTTCTGTAACTACATTTTTTGGAGCTTTGACAGCTTCAAGTAAGATATCACGTAATTCTTCTTGAATTACTTCTTTTACTGATTCTTTAATGATTTTTTTAAATTTGGTAATATCCATATGTTATAAATATTGGGTTTAATAAGCTTTTAAATTATCTCTATCAATTATTAACTTAAGTTCATTAATTAATATTTCATCTTGTGTTGTAAATGATAGTTCAGTTTGTATTAATTTAATACCACTTTGGTTTTTTCCCACAGCTCTTCTACGATTTACTGTTGGAGTGTATGGTACTTCTTCAATTTCTATCAAAAATCCAGCATATGTAACACCATTTTGTGTTTGTTCTGATTCAGTCTGAAGTATGGCTATTGATATTAGATTATCTGAAATTGGTACTAAACCTGGAAATGATTGGGTATCTGCTAAGTTAGGGACACATTGTTTTAGTTTAATATCTAAAGCTGATAATATTCCTACTATTTGTTGTATATATACATTTATTAATGCTATTGCGAGTGAGGCGGATGCTATTGAACTAGCAATTTTAGGTAAACGTGGTGTACCATCTTTTTCAAATAATAATTTATTTATTATAGTTTCTAAATCACTTAATGTTGAAGTAATAATACCAGGAACACCAGGAGGACTAGGTACAGCTTTAACAGCTAATGATGTTGCTGTTTTTGTTATTTTTAAAGTATCTATAACTGTTTGACTCACACCAAGAAATGTATTTAATCCAGTTGTTGCTTTTGTAAGTGTATCTAATTGTTTACCAATAACATTTAAAGATGTTACTAAACCATCTCGAATGGTAATAATTTTTTTAATAGTAGGATTATTTGGATTCGGACAACCATTAGCAAATACTGTTTTTAATATTGGAGGTATTTGATTGGGAAGTTCATTAAATGTAAATGATCCAAGATTTGTTAATTGAGATCGTAAATTATTTTCAATAGTTTGTGTAGCTATAGGTATTGCTTCTTTTTTAGCAGTTAATGCACCTATTTGTGCATCTAATCCATTAACACCATTTTTTCTTTTAGCATCTAAAGTATTAATTTGATCTTGAATTTTTTGTTGCTCAGTAGTTGCTTTTTCTTTTGCTTTTGTTATCTCATTTTCTATTATTTGGGTAATAAATTGTATAACAATATCAACAGCAATAGGTATAAGTCCAACTATAATTTTTTTACCTAAAGCCGTTATAGTCCCACTTAATCTAGCTTTACCTTGAGCTTTTAATGAACCCGGTGTTGAATTTTCAATAGCAGGTAAATTAACATCTATAATTTTGATATTATCACTTTTAATTTGCTCTGCTTCTTTTTTTCTTGTATTTTCTACATCTAATGGAGTCGGTATTTTTTCACCAGTACTACCTGAGGGAGGAGTAGGGATGGGAGGAGATATAACTTCGGTAATAGCAAATATTCTATCTATATTTTTACCTTCAAAAGTACGACGGATTGTAATTATCATTTCCTTTGCTAATGCTTCATAACTTACATCAGAATCAACCCATTCATTTGTGAGAGTTATACCTGCTAATCCATTAGGAGCAGATGCAGGGAAAGTTGTTGTTGCTTTTTTTCTAGGCCCTTGTGTAATAAAAGTAATTTCCTGTCTGTAATTTTTTTCATTTTCAGACGTAGGATTTGTTATACTAATTATGTAAATAGGTGTAGCCATTATGCTGTTTTTACATATTTTGATTTAGTATTATCTAAATTAGTATTTAATTGAGATAATGTTGTAATTAATTGAGATGCAGCAGCATTTAATGGAGCTAAAGGAGTACCAGGAGGTACACCTACTTGTTTACTACATATTGTCATAAAAGATTGTAAATTTTGTACTAATGTTTTTAATAACTTTATTGTTGTATCTCCTTTTAATACTGATTCTGTAGCATCTTTAGAACCTAAATAAACATTAGTTGATTGTATTATAGTATTAGGAGCATCAATATTAACTGATGAAACTGCATTTAAATTAATAGATTTTTTAGAACTTAATAATATATGATCCTGAGTAGTGTTAAATATTAATCGCCCTGAATTTAGGATAATTTGTGGGTTATCTTTATATTCTTTAGGATTAGTAGGTGAATCTGATTTATAACTTACATAACTAGTACTTGATGCTTCTAATGGAATTTTTTGAGTACTAGTACTATATATTGAAGATAAATCTTGATTTATATTTTCAGTGATAGGTATCCACCCTTCCTCACTAGATGATGGTGATTGACCATTACGTAATATCGTTATTGGATCTCCATTAATACCAAATGATGACCAATCATTTCGTTCACCTCCTCTTTTAACAGTTGAACCAAAACGTATACTATTACCCCATCTTCCTTCTTGTATAAAATCTCCTTCAAATGGAAGTAACGGGTGGATATTTGAGCGTTCTAAAAATGTTTGCCCTAAATATATTTCAGTACTTTGATCAGTAACACGTCTAACACTACCAACTCCAGTTTGAGTATAATCTTTTACTTGTGAAGGTGGAGCAACATTTGGATTTTCAGGATAAGCGTTATGGTGAGGATGATTCCATAGTGAAACAACATTAACATAATAAGAACGGGTTGAATTCCATGTTAATCCAATTCCTGTACTAGGTAATGTAATTAAAAATACTACTTCATTTACTAAAGGATAATTCTTAGTATTAGGATATAATGGATAAGCTACTGAAAGTACATTTGATTGTCCTGATGGATTAGATACATATTCAAATTCTATAGCCCCTAATGAATTCCATTCTCCTAAATCTTTAAATCTTGGGTGATCTTCATTAAGTATTATACTTTTAACACGAACCGGAACAAATTGAGGTTGAGCACTAGGACTATTTTTTTGGTTAGTCTGGTTATTAACAAATGAATTTAATCCGTATTGTCCCATTAGTTATTTTCTGTATGGATTTTTTGTATTTCTGTTAATAATTGGGCTTTTTCTTCTTCAGATATACCATAATCACTAGCATCTACTGATGATGAATTTAATATTCTTTGAATAATGGTAGACATTTTAATAAGTTGCTCATCATTTTTTACACCTATTTCCATGTATTCTTTAATTAATGGTACTATTAAGGTAGCATCACCTATGTCATTAATCAATGGTTTTAATTCAGATATTAAAGCAGATATTTGTTTTTCTTTCTTCTTTTGATTATCGTATATCTCTTCTAAAATATCGCTAAATTTTTTCTTACTAAATACTATATTATCTAATGCACTCATGTGTATAAATTTATTATAAATATGTAACTTAAAAATTTGTATATCCCTCTTCTAAATAAAATAAATATTTTTTCTTAAAAATACTATGTAATTTATCTGCTACTTTAGTAATTTTTGATGTTTTTACATCAATTATCTCACGAATATATATGTAAAGTGCCTTTTTATTAAATATATCTAAACTATTTCGTTTACGGAATAATTCTAAAATCGCATCTGCTGTTTGGGCTTCGACATCTTTAGGGAATAATTCAAATATGTTATTTGTACAATATTCAATATATTCGTCCATAAACAATGATAAATTAGTACTAATCACAGATGATTTTACATCATCTAATTGATATGAAAATTTTTCATCTTCTTCAATAGAAGCTATAGGTACTTTTTCTACTTGTTTTTTATAGTTATTTTGATTAGATAATATTAAATAACGTTTAGCTATAGTTCCAAAGTAAGAAAATGCCTTAGTACCTTTACTTTGATCATATAAATGAATTTTACTGAGTAGGAATATAATAACTTCATGTTGAAGGTCAGTAATATTATCTACTTCAGTATAATAGAATTTAAACGTGTGTATTATATTTTCAGTTAATTTGAAAAAAGCAGGATGAATTCGTTCATTATATATTTTATTACGCTCCTCTTCATCAGCACTCGCCACATACTCTACAATAGCGTTTTCTGTATCTTGTGTAAAATAAACATTAGACTTTTTCTTTTTCTTCTTTACTACAACTTCTTCTACCATTATATATTTTTAATATTAAATTTATTCAATACTTCTTGTATTGACAACAATTGCTCAAAAAAGAAACCTACCTCATCATCACTTTTAAATGAACCTTTAGAATCTACTTCTTTAAGTCTTTTATCAGAATGTTCTATAATATCTGTTATTTTATTTAAATAAGACATATATCCACCTAAAATTTTAGATTGGTTTTCAACCATGTCTTCTAATTTTTCATTCTTGCGTAATAAATTAAAAGTAGTGTAACTTAAAATTAAAATTAACGCGATTAAAACGTATGTTAGTACCATTATATATTATTTAATAAGTTTTTAAGACCTTCAGATTTCATATTTCCTAAAACCTTAGTTTTAGCGGCTTTAGCATTTGGTTTATTTGAATTATTTGAACCTAATGAGAAATTAGTTTTTACATCTTTTGTTTCTCCTTTAAATTTAGGGAACCATTCACGTTCAAATTCTATTTTAGCAGCCAATAAATCAGCCTGGTGTACAATATGTACTAATGCTGTTCTAACTTTAGTTTCTGGAGCCCATGACATAAGATATGGTTTATTTGATTCATCGTATAACCCATCATGTAGTTTAATAGCTAACCATTCATTTTTAGTATAGTTAATTCCATGTGAATTTAATAAAAATAAACCTCTATCTGGAACGGACATAAATTCAAGTTTATTATTAAATGTGTAATCTTCACCTAATTTATCTTTACGCCATTGGTCTGTTTGAGGAATATATGACTCATTATTTTCATCTCCCATTTTACCTAAATCATGGTTCATAGCTGAGAATACTAATTCTTCAACAGTGTAATTTTGTTCTGCTCCAAATTCTACCCATATTGAGTTAATTTTAAGTGCGGCCTCAATAACACGATTAACATGTTCAACATATCCTCCTGGAAATGCGTTATGATATTCTTTTTTATGGGCGGCTGGCATTATGATAATTCGTTCCGAATATTGTTCATAAAATGCTTTTAATTTAGATGCCCTAGGTTCTGAAATGTATGTATCTATATAGCCTATAAATTTACTCCAGTTCTCTTGGATTTGTTCTGCTGTTAATTTCATAACTTTTATTTTTGTTTTATTAATAAGATGAGTTTATTTCATTTGCTGATCTAGGTTCATATTCAATGAATGCCTTAATTTCATCAACTAATTCTTTCAGTTCGGCTGTAGTTTGTAAAAACATTTCACCATCACCTCCTCTTTTAACTAAGAAATCTAGTTTACCTAAACCCGATTCCACTTTTTCTAATTTTCGTCTAATTATTTCACGATTTACCATATATTGTATTTTAAATTTTATATTAAATGTTCCATTCTCTCCCCTCTTATCTCACCTCATTTCCTATCCTCTCTCTTATTATCCTAATTCCCTTAAATCCGTAATTAGAAAATACGATTTATTTTTTATGCCTCCAAATTTTCCTGGGAGAGCTTTAAAATTTCTTTTATAACCGCACATTTTTCATATTCTTCATATTTGATAAAAAAGTTCATGGCTGAGGTTAAGTTATTGACTAGGTAACTTTGCTTAAATTTAATCAGCAAAGCATTTCTATGATCATCATTATTTAAGTCCAGCATTTCTATAAATGAATAGGCCCGACTATAAACAATAATATCACCAGCCTCTATCAATAACCCAGGGTCATAATGTTCATCATGTTTGAACATTAATTCAAGCTGGTGGTTAAATACATTATTATTTTGTATCAATTTTTCAAACATACTAATCCAAAACAACGGAGTCTCATATAATTCAATAATAGTGTTGTCATTTTCAGATAATGGCTTATCTCCGTTTTTATGATCGAATAATGCGAATAATTTATCTACATCCATACCTATAAATATATATTAAAAAAAGCACCAACGGTTATGTTGGTGCCTTAAATTGTTTAAAAAAATCTACTAATCAGCGCAACAGCTAGTATCAGCTTCAACAACGTGTGTTGTATCAGTATTATCAACACAAGTTGAATCAATTACTGTTTCTGTAGAAACTGTAGTGTTTGTCTCTCCAGAGTTACAAGAAACTGCGAACATGGTAGCGATTGCAATCGCTGTAAAAATTGTTTTTTTCATTTTGTTTGTTTTTATTTATTAATTAATATTTACTAATTTTGGGCAATTAAGGCTTATAGTAGGTGGTACATTTTCTACCATTTAACCTATTCGTGAGTACCTGTTAAGTACCTTAATTCCAACCCCTTTATATCTTCAATAATTTTAATTTCATTTCTTATATCATAAATATATGACCCTAATTTCAGATAACCAAATTTTTCTAAATATATTTTTGTCCTATTTGTTTAACAATATCTATCGCTTCATTGATGGGTAGTTTAAAAAATTCTCTATTATTACTTACCCGATACATATCTAAAGATTTGTGAATTTCATTTTCTAAAAATTCACCTTCATGACATTTAAATGCAAATTCAATTACAAACGGTGTAGGTACTCCAGTAGTCGATGATATTTGTCTAGCACGTTCTTCTGGTGTTAATTTAGTATGACCTATCTTAACCATATCTGGCATTGAAGTATTAGATAAAACATATATCCAATATTTACCCTCACCTGTTCTAACCAATGGATGTTTTTTACGATTAGTGTAATAAAATACATCATCCCATTTCTCCCATCCTTCTTCAAGACACTGAACACGTGTAAAATATTCGGCTGGATATCCTAAAACATCATCATCCACATTGATATATTCTTCAGCTTCTTCTGGTGTTATATATTTCGGCTTCTTCGGGATATATTTCATTTTTATTTACAAATATTATTTCTATAATGAATATCTCTATGACAATTAGAACAAACTATAATACAATTTTCTAATTCTTTAAGAATTTTATTTTGTTTAGTTTCAAAAGCAGCGGTTCCTGATATAGAATATGTTGAAATATTCATTGTTTTTTTAGAAGGATCTAGATGGTGAAAATCTAACACCCATGATCTTTTTTCATCACACATTGAACATTTTTTCTTCAATGTTGAAACCCATTCTTTTGTTTTTAAATTATTTTCTTTTTCATTTTTTGATTGACATTGTTTACATATACCTGAATGTTTATCTTTATTTGATTTATTTTTATAAAATTCAGTTAGTTCTTTTTGTTCTTTACATTGAAAGCATTTTTTCATATTTTATTATTTCTAATAAATATGTTAGAGAAACAGGCTCTAACAAAATTAAGTGGACCTTGTAGGACTTGAACCTACGACCTTCACATTATGAGTGTGCTGCTACTAACCGACTGAGCTAAAGGTCCTGTATTTATTAGTTAGCGTATTCTAAAGCTAAATCATATAATTTCTCGTTTAAAACCATATCTTGGTTGAAATTTTTAATTTTACGAGCTTTACGATTCTTACCAGCATATGAATAATTAAACATACCATGTACTAATTTCTCTTGAAGTACATTAAAAATACTCCATAAATCATCTCCTTTATCTTCATTACGAGTTGGTGTTAATAAACCGTTAATATCAACACTTATGTTAGATAATTCATCTTCTGAGAAACGAACCGATAATGCTTTGGTTGCTAATTCTTCTGCTTGTTTTTGATTTAATTTTTTAGATTTAAATTTGTTCATTGACTCAACTGTCAATGGTAATCTTTCAACTATTTGTTTAATAGTATCTTGAAGTGTTTCAAAATCATAACCATAATGGCGAATTTTCATATTTTCAAATTCTTGAGTTGATACTACTAATCCGTTTTCACAAATCATTCTAAATAATCCTGCAGTAAATGTAAATGCATTTTTACCGTCATGACTGTTTGTTAATAAAATTTGTGGATAAACTGTATCACCATCATCACCATTAATGACAATATCATTATTACGGAATACAACTAAATGTTTTTGATAACCAATTTGCTTACGAGCTTTAACTTCCTTAGCATCGATTACATTCCATCCTAATAATGCCATATCCTCAACAATTTGATTGGTTGGGATGTGTGAATATTTTTCTGATGTTGAATCCGCACCTTGTGCTGTAAATACTGATGGTGCAATTGTTTTAATTTGTTCTTGACTTAAGAATTCTTTACCTTTAATGTTTAACATAACCTTTATATTTTTTGTTTAATTAAAGATACGACCCCAATTTCAGGTAACCAAATTTTTCTCAACAAATTTTATCAATTATTCCGTAAACTAGCGCATCTTCAGCGCTCATGTACCAATCTCTATGTTCTTTCTTAACAATATCTAACTGTTTTTTAGTTAAATTGGTACTTTCTAATATAATAGAGTCATATATATCCATGATTCGTTTACCTTCTTCAACTTCACGTTTATGTGATGATAATTTTTCCTCATTTAAAGACCATAATATTTCATGATACATGAAGGTACTGTGTTTACTAGCACTACGTTTATGTCCTGAAGCCATTATAATAAACCCCATTGATAAAGCAGCACCATAACATACTGTGTGTATTGGAGTAACACTATCTTTAATAGCGTCTACAACACCAAAACCCCGGTATATATCACCGCCATACGAGTTAACGATAATAGTTATTGGTTCTCGTTTACTCTCAGTTTTTTCCGCGTCTAAATAGTTGATTTCGTGTATGAATTGTATAATATCGTTAGCATTTTCTTCGTCAATATCACCTAAGGTTATAA